AACGGGATATTATAAGCCGAAGAGTCCGCGCCCTCGCTCTTAGCCGTCAGTTGAACGACCTGCGTCGTGTCCCTATAAAGCTCAAGGTATATGGTCGTGATGTCGACGGTAGCGTGCGGGGTTATCCTGAAATACCCGTTTATGAGCACCTTCTTGCCGGCGACTGTCGTTATCGCCACGGAAGCGACGGTCTTGTACCCCGAGTTGTCAACATTCGCGTTTGAGCTGGCGTTATACCCGACCGCCGCCGAGTTCATATCATCGACATACTTCTTATTCGCCACGTCGTAATTATTCGACGGCGCGGACGAGGGCGTGACAGGGAACGAGCCGAAGGTCTTTATCCCGGCAACAGACTGATTGCCGGTGACCTTGACGCAGGCGTCGGTAATATCGGTCTTGAGATTCGCCCGGGTGATCTTCTTGAGCGCGTATGAGGCCGCGCTGTCCTCAAGGACCAGGACGTCATTATCGGTAAGCGAGGTCTTGGCCGCAAGGTCGTGGATAGACACAAGGTTCGACCACGTCCCGGCCGAATAGCACACGTAGACCTTAAGCGTGTCAGTAGCGACATAAATATCCCCGGCGGCCGGAGCGACAGCTTTTGAGGCATCCGCGCCCCTGGATATGGTTCCCGAGTAGTTCGTGGCTGTAAGGCCTGTCCAGGTCATCGTAGAGCCGTCAGAATAGAGGTATCCCGGGATAAGCGTCGGCAGGTTGATGAGGATATCCCTGTCTATCTGCTCCTGGAGCTGCTGGCACATCATAGTGAGCCGGTCAAGGCATTCCTCAAGGGTCTCGGCAGGCTGCCCCTCCCCCTCCTTAAAGTCCGTTCCCTGCGTCAGCTCTACCTCCCTGCGGATGATGAGGTTATACTCGTCCAGCAAGGGGTCGGTAAGGGTCACGGTCCCGCCAGCGGGGTCGCCCTCGCCGGCCACGGTATAGTCGGTATCGAGCACGAGGGTGCTCTCTGCCGAGGTCGCTATGGTGACCTTTATTACCGTCAAGTCCTCGTCCGCAAGAAAGTAGTACGGGACCGCGAAAACGGTCGATACGTCATCGCCGGCAAATACGACCTTGTTTACTGCGCTGGGAACGGTCATGTGATATCTCCTTTTAAGTTGACAGCCCTTAATTTTCGTTGCGCTGGACTCCTCAAAACTTCGTCCATTGCCCTGGAAGAGCGCTCAATTCGTTTACGAACTCCCGATTTTATGGCCCGAATAAGGGCCGCGAACGCCTTGTCTACTTCCGGCCCTGCGCCTACAAAAATTGTTCCCGGGCGAGTATGGTTATTCATTTTTTCGGATTCTCCGGGTTTACGTTCACACCCAGCAAATCAAGCGCCGTCAATACTGCGAACAATACCTTATCTTCCCCATCAGGGCTTTGCGCCAACTGATAAAGATTTTGTGCCGGTATAGGAACAGTGGCAGTTGTGATTTCTCCCCCGATCGTGGGCTTGGTCCCGCGCATTGTTCTGCCTTTCATAGAATCAAGAAGAACCCGAGCAACAGGAGATGTTTTTCCTGACAAGAAGCTGGTTATGATATCGAAAGGATTCTCGCCTCCGTATCTCGCTATATTTGTTTGAACATATCTACCTTTTGCGTTAATTTTCCACCAGCCCAATTTCCCATTATGCGTTGTCGGAACTATTCGAGCCGCAAGAGTGATAAGCGAGCCCATTCCGGCAGTAATATTTATTTTGGTCTTGTGATTTTCCCCGACCATAATTTTCCCGAAATCCGAGCTTCTGGGGTCTAAATTAACGCTTTCGTCATCGAATAATTTTGCTGTTGCCAAAACTCCAGCAAGAACTCCTACTGTTTTTAAAATATTATTTGCTGCCATCTTTTTCACTTCGGGACGCATGTTGGGTTCAAGAAGATGTGCGGTAAGAACATCAAAATTTGATTTTAGATATTTTATAGAGAATAATGCAATATTGGCGGTTTTCGCCTGTCCGGGAGTCATAGCGATATTCCCACGACCAGTCATGGAATTTATCAAAAGCCCAAGCCCGGCGTCTTTTTCTTTTACGCTAATACCCATTTCCTCTACCCTGGGAATTAAGGTATCGGCTAAATCTGCCCTCATCCTCAACGCCGCGCCATTGTACGCGGACTCCGACGCCTTGTAGAGCTTACCAAGTAAGGGTATTTTTTCAGGTAGAGACGAGGGGAATGCTTCTTCTGACATTATCCCTATATCAAGGCCCATCGCTTGGTATTTGCCGTTTATGGCGTTTGGACGTGAAAAAACATCTGCTTTTATCGGAAGCATAGCGTCAACACCTTTTAATTCCTTGCCTATATCCCCCCAGGATTTCCCGAAATTATCTATCCAAATTTTCGGTTGATTTATTAAGGTCACCAAACCTTGTCTACCGAAAAAGCTATTATCAAGCGAAGAGAGTATAGCTTTAGTGGTTCCTGCTATAACATCAAATGCTTTTGCGCCGTACGAAAAAGGAGTTTTAGGCACATTTTCTTTTGCCTCGGTCTTTAATTGGCTGACGTAATCCTTGAATATGACCAAAGCGGTTCCATAATCAATTCTTTCCTTGCTTCCCGTCGGAGAATCTTCGGTAATTAGAGCCTTCTTGTCTGCTGTAGTTTTGGCGAGATCTGCTATCTTCCCGGCTTCCTCCATAGAAACCCCGACACCGAGTTTTGTTGCGACCAAATCGGCAAGGAAGGAATCCATATCTTTCGGCTGTAAGACCTGCGTCATCTTCTCGACGCGGGAAAGCAAATCTCTTTTTACCTCGGGCTTTATTCCCGACACCTGTTTCGCCCAGTTTATTATGCCCTGCTGCTGGTTCTTGAGCAGCAGCTTGCTTTCAAATAGGGAATTTACCTTTACAGCGTTGGCCTCTCCCATAAAAGACGAAAAATAAGCATTTCTTTCTGCGCTTGACATTTCGGAGAGTTTTGCCGGGTCTATCTCCCCTGTCTTGAGTTTTTGGAGAAATAAATCAACCTGATTTTTCGTTAGACAAAATATCATTTATGTGGTATCCTTTTGTCTATGAGCATGTTTATTCGTGAAATAATATGTCTCTTGTTCTGGGGGTATATTGTATTCATGACTTTTTACCTTTTCGGCCCTCTTCCTGGGTTTTTATTAGTTATTCTAATGATAGTATGGCCTCGTAAATCCTAACACTGTATACTCCTTATAAAATCAGCCCACGTTTCTTTTGTAGCTGCAGTTTTCTTGATTTCATTCCTGATATCCGAAACGTCTTTCTCTGTCAATTTCGTGGTCTCTTTAGTCTTGAGCCTTTTTTGCGCCGACTCTTGCCTTGCTTTCACGACTTCATTTATTGCGGTGACGGGGCTTTCAGGATCGCGCTCGCCTAACATTCTTATTCTTTGGCCCATAGTAGTCGCTTCGGTAGTAAGCTGAGATGAAACTGCCAGTGCCCTTAACGTGGATACGTCGCCGGCTTTTACAGCTTGATTTTCTACGGCTACAAAAATACTCTCAGGCAATAGCCCTTCGGGAGCCAATTCCTCACCCATAGCAATCCTGCGCGCCCTCTCCTGGTCTTTCGCGAGCAAATCCTGGGCCTTCAATGCCTGGTCTTTTAGATTGATGGTTTTATATTCAGGCAAATCTCCAAAACTTTGTGTAAGTTTGTTTTCGATAGCTTTTGATTCTACGCCTTCAGCTAAGCCGCGAACTTTTGTCTCGCCATCTCCGGGAACTTCTCTTACCGGCTCGGGGGTTATGACGGTTTTTATTGCCTCTTTGACTTCCGGTCTTATTTGCTCGTCAGCCATTAGAGTATCGACCGTTGCTTTTACCTTTTCAAAATCCCCGTTTTCAGCATGAGTTTGCAGGGTTTTTTCATATATGTCGAGAGCAATTTTCTCTTTCTTGATTTTAGTCGCGTCTTTTAAGTGCGGGAGAATAGCAAAAGCCACGCCATAAGCCGCGCCATTAGCCGCTCCGCTTATTTGCTCGTCCTGTGTAGGTAAACGACCTTCTTTTGCGGCTTCATAGACCGAGCTGCCCCATCCGAGAGCCGTTATTTTAGGGACAGCTTTCCATTCTGATCCTGCGGTTCCGAAAGCCGTATTTATGGACATGCTTTCCCCCGCTCCGACAACGCCTTTAGCGGTTTTCTCTATTACATTACCGGGACTCTCGACTCCTTCGAGAAGGCCGCGCCAGCCTGATCCTAAAGCAAAATCAGGCATACGGTTTAATATGGTCTCGACTTCAGGCAACACCTTACCTGCGAGCCGGGTTTTTGTCGCGCCACCTGTCATTATATCTATCGGCAATGTAACGCCCATGTTCCCCAAGCTCGCAATAAAATCATTTCCGAATTGGACTGCTTTATTTTGTGAATAAGTCTCTTCACGAAGTTTCGCAGCTTCTTTCGCTCCGGGTTCTATGAAGATATCCTTTGTTTTCTTGAATGCTCCGAGTCCTATAAGCTGGTTAAAGGATGTTGCGCCAGCCAAAGCGCCTTGATATAAATTCATCGCTACTGATTTTATGAACCCCGCTTTATGTTCTTCGGGAACAGGGGTAATGGTGAGGTTCGGCAAAGTAGGCCGTCCTTCAAATTCATCAAGTGTTATGACGTCTTTCGGGGTATTTTCAACCGGCTTGCCCGAAGCCAAAAAATCCCCTATTGTCATAACATCATTTTGCGGTATTGGAGTCTGTAGTTGGTTTTCCACGTTTTACTCTTATCAAGGGAACGCCGTTATCGTTATATCCGATTACTTCACCTGATTCGCCTTTTTCGTTGGTTACCACCCCGCCTATTTCATATTTTGTCCTGTTGGGATTAGCTTGCTTATTTTGTCTGTCGATTTCTTCCTTAGCTATTTCAACAATCTTCTCCCCCGTTGCGCCTTCTGCCTGTGCCCTGCTTGCAGTTCTACCCATTATCGCGGAGACTACCGCGCCGCCGGGACCGAAACTTAATCCCTTAGTGGCGCTCTTAATAAGATCCCACGCCGTTCTCCAAACGTTAGTTTTTGGCCTATTGAGCTTATCCTGTTCCAGGATATAATTCTCAAACACCGTTGCTCCACCACTGTCTTTTTCGATATAAAAAAGATGGTTAACATTCTCTCCTGTAAGTTTCCCTGCGGCACGAGCATTAAATATTTTTGCCCTTATTTCCGTCGAGGGGATTTCGCCTCTTGTGATATCAGTCATTATTTCTTCGTAAGTAGCCACATCATGAACAGCGTTTACGGCCTTAGAAGAAGTCAAGGATTTTATAAGTCCTGTCGCAAAATCGGCGCTTGATAATTTCTCGTCTCTATCATTATTTACTTTATCAATTAGCTGAGCCGTGAGAGCTTTTTGCTCTTCCGTATCCGTAGTCTGCAAAATTTTTCTATACATATCAAGGCTGTCCGATTCAGTCTTGTTTATGGCTATAACGACGTTGCGCTCGTTCTCTTTCGCATTTTTCTTGGCGAGTTCCCCGGCAATTTTTTCAAGGTCTAACCGGGTATCCTCTTTTAAATCCTTAAACATCCCGTTTTTTCCGGCTTGTAATTCTTCAAGAGAGGTTTCGGGATAATTGTAAACATAATTTTTCGCATGCTGATTTACCATGCGCTCCCTGGCCTCCTTGAATTTCGCGGCGGCCACTTCCGGCCTTATGATACCGGCCTTGACATATTCGAGGTATTTCTCGTTCAGTACGCTGAGTATCATTTGCTGGTCGTAAGGGCTTGTGTCGGGCGCGGCGAATTCGGCGGTCTTGCTGTCCTCATATTCGACGAGGCTATTCGTAGCCGCGAGCGCCTGCCTCTGCCTCAGCTCGGCATTGATCCTGTTCTTGTACTGCATCGAATCTATCTCAAAGGCCGCCTCGAATTGCGCCCGGGCGATATCGCTGGTTATCTTGGACGAGAGGTCTTCCTTGAGCTTCGATATCTTCTCCTGCGCGACCTTTCCTGCGTTCCAGATATCAGGGCTTTCCACGGCTTCAAGGTGTATCTCGCTAAACCCTTTAGCCGAAGCGGTTTGCGCGGATGTGTTTTCCGCGATATCCCTCACCCTCTCCATCTGCGCGGCGGCGGTTTGTATCGCCTTGCCCTGTTCGGAAAGGATATCTCCCGTATTGTCGTTGACCTGGAAAGACGCCGCGTCTACGAGCCTGTTTGGGGCGTCTTTCGTCAACTGGTTAGAACTGACGTAGGTCGGTATGCGAGGCAATTTATACCCCCTTCTTGGTTAATTTCGAGCCATATTCTGAGGAGAAGTCGAGCGCAGCACCTAATAGCGTCGACCCTGCGCGGAAATACCCCATCGTCTGCGCCTGTTCTCCCTGCTCAAGATAAGAACTCCCGAGATATGAGCGGTACGCCGCGTCGCTGAGTTTCGAGCGCTTTTCGATATCCGCGTTATATTTGGTGACGGAGATATCCATTTCGGCCTCGGCCGCGGAATCGACTATGACTTCTGTCGGAGAACCCTCAAGAAGCACTCCCGCCTTACCGTAAAGGGCCCTCTGTTTGGACTTGAGCTTTCCGGCTGCCTTGCGCTGCCGGGATATGTCGAGCTCAGCCGAACGCCCGATCTGGTCTGCTTCCTGCGTCAAGACCGCGGCGTTGTAATCCTCCGCGGATTTCATCCCCTGGCCCGAGGCAAGCGCAGCCTCTCCTTGAGAGATGGAGCCCATCGCCGATACCACGGAACCCCCTATCGCCAATGCTGCCGGAAGAAAGCTCATTATTTTTTCACCTCTATTCGTCAGATATCGTAAGTTTATAAATTACCGCGAGCACCGTCATCGGGAGCGGTTCGTCCTGAGTTATGTATATCCTGCCGTCCTTGCTGTAGCCACCGGGGAACTGGACTTCCTTATCCCCCGTATACAAGTCCGGCGCCTTATCGAGTGGGTCCCCAGAGTTCCTGAAAGATATCTCATCCTGCCCGTCTTCCGTGCCTATCTTGACCCCGAGGCTTTCGAATAGCCTGACCGTGGCCTTATATATGCGCCTCATCATGCCCTGGGCGGCGCCCATAGACGAGCCGGTCTCGGGGCGCAGGGTAAGTATTTTCGGGTAATACGCGAGGCCCGCATGCACTTCCGAGTAATAGCTGTTCAAGGTTATTTCTCCCGAGGCCACGACGCATGCCGGGTGCGTACCGCCGTCTACGAGAACCTTGACCGTCTCACCTTCGAGATGGTCGAGGCCGGAGACAGAATTGACGCATTTGCGTATCTCGCCGCCGGAGACATAATCGCCGTAAAGCGAGCTGTCTATATCGTTGCCTTCAAGGTCGGTTATCTCGAAAGTATTCGCCGCGGCGTTCGCCACGAGAAAATACCTTTGGTTCAGCTCGGTCATACCTACTATGCCGCGCAACCTCACCCGGTCTCCGTCGATAAACGAATGGCCGGTCGCCGTTATGACACACGGGTCCGCGCGGGTGATGCCCTCTATATCGTCCGGGCTGTCAAGGGTCAGGCCGCAGTCTACGAAGAAGCAGTCCTCCTGCTCGTTACCGAAATCGAACGGCTTGAAATACTCGATATATTTCTTGGTGTTGCCGTCGATGACGCGCTCAACGACTACCCATACCTGGTCTTCGGCCCCGTTCGGGATAATGGCGACGCTTTTGAAATCGCCGTCGGTAACGATACGCGTCCACGCCGTTACCTGCTGCTCTATCTGCCGGGTAAGGCAGGCCATCTCGCCGTCCGAGCGGACACACCAGAGGACGTTATCGGGGGCTTCCTGCACGTCCATATCAACAATTCCATCGCCGGTTATGTGCTCAGAAAGCAGTGTCACGTCATTGCCGATAAAGGAATCCGTCGAATAGTCGTATCCTATTTCGCGGACGGTTTTTTCATTCGCCTGGATATAGTAAAGGAACTGGCCTATCATCTTTGGCACGAGGCGCATTGAGCGGTAAGACAACTCTTTGCGTATGGAAACATTCGACGGCGTGACGGGAGTGTCATCGCCCGTGTCGAGTATAAAAGAGCCGCCGACAGTGCCTATTACCAGGGACCTTAAAGGAGATAACCACGAAGTAGCGTTGACCTGGTTATCGGAAATAGTGTAAGCAAGGGCGTCGGAATCACCACTGCCGGCTTCCATATTCTCGTAATCGTCCGTCTGTGAGGCCCAGAACGTCTGCGGCTTATGGGTCGAGCCGCCCCAGCATAACCTCTGCTCGTAAAAAGTGACGGAACCCGGATATCCCCTGTAATCGCTCCATGCCCCCTCGCACCAGGTAGTGACAGCTCCTGCGGCGACGGTTTCTTTAACATCCGCTACGGCGTTGCGCGCGTCCGTTACCGCGGTGATCTGCACGTACCCTATCGTGGCCCCGTTGGTTATCTTAAAATAAGCCCCCACGTGCCCTGAATCGAATACGTCGGCCGAGGCGACAAGGTCAATACTTCCGGCGACTCCGCTGGGGTTTAAGGTGGTCGCGGTATCATTTTCGGCAAGGAAAGGCCCCCATGTGAAAGTTATAGTGTCGATAGTCCAGGCGTCGTGGGCTGTCCTTGTTATTTTGCGCGGGGCATAGCTTTTATGGGCCACGTAAAGAACGTCCGCGGACTGGGCGAATTGCAGGTCGAAGATATCGGCTTCAAGGTAAGGGGTCGCCAACTCATACGCGCCGCCACCCGACTGCACCTGGCCGCCGTCCTTGTAGACCCTCATATACTGGTCGCCGATTTCGAGGATATATGCCTGCGTGACGGAAAATCTAAACGATAGCACGCGCACGGCCTTGGTCGAATCCTTTACCTCGGCCACGTAATACGTCCCCGGGCGCCGGTACGCCCCGCCGTACGCCTTTACGAGCATATTTTCGAGCGTCTTCGCGCCATTGGCGTACTTGGCGATATCTACGCGGCCTTCAAGCTGGGGAGAAAATTCTCCTGAGCTGAAATTTGTCTGTATGTAATTTATCTTCGCCATTATTCCCTCGACTTCTCCCAAGTATCATCTCCGGAGGTTTCTATCGACGACGATTCCTGCGCGTCAATGCCTTTGGCTATCCTAAGCAATTCCCCGTACATCTCGAGTTTATTCTGCCCAAGAGACGCGGAGTTCGCTATCGGGAACGCTATCTCAGCCGAAAGGCGAACGCCGAACAGGGTGATAAAATTCGCGTCGTATTCGTTCGCGTCCGTGACGCGCTTGATATACTTTATATAGACCGCGCTGTCATCGCAAAGCAGTTTGCGGCCTTCCACTTTGTAATCCTCTATCTTATCGCCCGAGGAATCGTAAGCGCCCAGGACGCGCAGGCAATTAACGGGAAGCTGGAACTGATAGCTGTATTCGAACGCGGGAGCGTCAGCGAGGATGGACAAGGTCGCCCTGTCCACCGCGAAATTCCACGGATGACTGCGCAGAACTTCATCGCGTACCTGGGCATACATTTCGGAGACCACGCGCGCCTGCTGCGAATCTTCGGTCAGGGACGTTATTCTCGAAGCGCCGACTCCCGTGAGCGCGAGATTCGCTATCTTTACCTCGCTCTTTGAGGAGAAGCTAACGGCCTCATCGCCTCCGAGGGCTACAAGCACCTGGACATGCTTAGTCGCCGTCGTAGTGTCGTTAAAGGTGACAATATAGGTGTCTTCCGTCGGCGGGGTAAAAGACGTTTTCCATAGGATATCCGTTATAAACGTCGGCGTGCCTGTATTGACAGCGTTCTCGAACTCAAGCTCGGTAAAGTCCCACGTATACCCGTCGGAAAGGCGCTTTATGGAGACAGTGACCGTATCCGTGACGAGCGAGCCGGCGATATCCTGGACTATCCAGAACAGCTCCTCGGCTTTTATGTAGAAATTTTCCATTGAGGCCTCTCCTTTTCGATATAAGCGCAGAGCAGTATGAGTAACGGCACCGCGCTGCTTTGGCAGTCAGGGAAATACACGGCAAGGGTAAAGCAGGTAAGTCCCGCGGCAAACAGCGTCAGGCCCCTGCACTTGCCCGACAGCGATACCATATACCCGAGGATTATCGCGAGGCCGGCAGCGCCGGTCTCAAATAATATCCTTAGCCAGAAATTATGAGGCGACATCCATACCCCCTCGGCCTGGAAGTGCCCGTGCCCCATTACGGGGAACAATATCTTGTAAGTTCCTACTCCGAACCCGAAGAACGGATGGACCGCGGAGAGCGCGAAGGTCTGCAGCCATACCGCGCCCCTTGCGTAAGCGAAATAATGGAACGCCTTGCTTGCCGCGCCGTAGCAGATCATGCTTGCCGCTATGAACACGCCCAGGGCGAGAGGGAACCTGCCGGCTATCTTTGGCTTTCCCGCGGCGATAATGAACGCGAAGCAAAGGATTATGAGCGTCTTGAACTGCATGGCGTTGCCGACCGTGCCGTAGCAGCCGATAGCGCGCTGCCTGAAATTAAGCAGGGCGTCCTCTCCTATCCCCTGGAGAAAGAGCAGGAATATCTGTATCATCAGGACGCAGAAGATTATTTTTATCACGGCATCCCAGTCCTCTATCCTTTTGCACAGCAGGTAAAAATACGCGCATCCTATCACCCCGAAAAAAGACATCATCGAGAAATGCGGCGCGGCGCTCAGGAACGTATTGAGGAACAGGTAAGGGATGAGGATTTTCAGCCAGATATTCGCTTTCGAGAATACGAACATCGCCGAAAGGAACCCGGCCATTAAAAATGTCCACGTAAACCAGAGTGGACTGTTATACAAATATATATTGAATTCAAACGGAGGAGACAGCGCTTGAATGGCGACAATGATACCGGCTATATAAGCGATAGTCTTCTTCATCCCCGCCGGGGGCAGGAGTCGCCCTGCCCCCTATCCGTCCTTTTTTTTAATAGGTTATCGTGACACCCGACGGGCTCGAGCCGGTTATCACCCACCCGTAAGTGCTGTCTATCCAGGTGAGGGTTACCCAGCCGCCGGCGGCTGTAGACCACGTGACAGAACTCCATCCGGTACAGGCCGTCCTGTCGCCTACCGCGTCTATCGAGAAATCGAGCTTAAGCGTCCTCGCGTCGTTCTCCGTCTTTATGAGCGTGATCTCCTGCCCCTCATAAAGCCCTTCGTCCATTGAGAAGGTCTTGCTCGCGCCTATGAGCTTAAGCATGCCGAAGGCAAGGTGCGTGGACGTAAGTTTGGACACGGTCGAGACGATGGTCGAGACGCCGCTCATCGGGCCTTTCATGTAGATGGTCAGCTTGCGGCCATCCCAGGCCACGGCATCCGTAGCGCCTTCGATGTTGATGTCCGTCGCCGGGCCTACATAGGCTCCGTTCTTCTGATACCCGACAGCAGAATAAGCGCTGGAAGTGCTCAGAAGAAGCAGGACGACCAATACCAGTCCTATGAACTTCTTCATACTCTTTCTCCTTTGTTGGGGAGAGGCGGCTTGCGCCGCCCCTCTATCGCTTATTCAACCGTGTAGAAAACCACCAGCTTGATCGTGCCGGTTATGGCCGCCGTATTGACGAGGATGAGTATCTTTGTATCGTCCCCGCCGGATATCAGCCCGGTCCCGAGTATGGTATACCCGAGGCCATCGACGAGTATCGCGTCGGAATTGCTCGCGGCCGTGTCGACGTCTACCGCGGACATATAGCGATCGTCGTCATCCGCGTCGCCTATGTCTATTGTGGCGCCGCCCGCGGAAAGGTCATCAAAGGCGACCTTCATCCCGAGTATCTTGGCGCCTACAGGAAGGGCCTGGCCCATCTGTATCGTCTTCGTCGCGGCTACCGCAGCCGCCTCATACGTGTCTACCATACAGCGGACCTTGCCGCCGAGAAGCCCCGGACTGAGGATATTCTCGGAAGTCGGCGTGGCCGCCTTTGTCGCGTTTACTCCTAAATAATCTGACATCTATCGCCTCCTGTTAAAGGGTTAAGTTCTATCTCCGAGTCCTTCACTCCGAGCATTTAATTTCAACGACCTTGTCCATGTCCGCGCGGGTCGCGCCGGCATCTGCGGCCGAGTAAACCTGCGTGGCGTAATGCTTGCCCGGTATCTCGTCGATACGGTTGTTCATATCGCGGGACATGCCGAGCGCGAGGCCGTTCTTCGCCCACGCTATTACCCTGCGATAACCGTCGGTGTCGGTGTCGAGGATATCCTTCGACAGCTTTACGAAGTTAAAGCCGCAGAAGGTATTTATCTCGCCCTTAACCAGCGCCTTGACCGTGTTATAGTCCGCGCTCGTCGCTTCGGTCGTCCTCAACAGGTTCTTGAGCTGCGTGCCGGTAACGGCGCAGAAACGAGGCTCTTCCTCGTCGACGTCGTAATTGTCAAGGATCTCCTTGGCGTTAAGGAGTTTCTCGACCGTAAGACCCGCGGCGCCCACAGCAACGACGTTGTTGGTCGTGTCGAACGATTCCGAGGAGCTGCCGTCCTTGCCGTAATAGGCCGTTCCGAAAGCCGCCGTCACTATGAGGTCATCGAGGCCCCTTCCGATGGCGTACGCGATGTTCTGCGCGTCGGCGCTCGTCGGGTCCACGAGCATCTTGACCTTGTCTTCCTTGTCGAGAAGCACGGACGCGTAAAGCGTCACAGGGGAGAGCTTCCTCCTCTGGCGGTCCGGGTCGGAGTATTCGATATCCGAGTTGCGAGTCGTCTTTGTCTTCGCCGTTATCTTCGCGACCTGGTCAATGAACCAGTCCTCGCCTACTATGCCGCCGCGGAATAATACCTTATCGCGCAGCTTCGAGCCTTTCTGCTGGCTCAATATCGTGATGTTGCTGCTAAACTGCTTTACAAAAAGTGTGGATATATCGCCCATATTAGCCTCCTGTTGTTTACCTGCCTCACTTAGCTTGTCCGTTGCCGGAGCTAATACAGACCTTTTTTTGGGACCCTCTTTTAAGGGCTGTCCCCCTTCAAATGATGGCGCTTAAAAGGGCCTTTGCAGGCTTATCTTCAAGCGGCCTGGCCGGACACCATCGCCAGCAAGTCCGAATATCTCTTTACCGCTGCCGCATGCTCTAAGTGCGCGGCGTTCCAGTACGGATGATCCTTGTTGTTGTCTATCTTCGACAACTCAGCTTTCGCCTCTTCGGGAGAAAGCGTAAATCCTCTTGCGCCTCCGAGCAGCCCATCCTCGCCCATCTTCTCGGCGAATTTCGAAAGCAGGCGAATGACTCTCGGGTCATTGCCGACGCCTTCTTCGATGAATTTGACATCATCCTTGTCGGCGTATGCCTTGATGAGTTTCGCGATATTCGCGAGGTTCTGGTCGTATTTAGCGCCCCACTTCGAGCGCAGGTCCTTCTCCGCGGTCGAGCGCGAGCCTTCCTTCTCCTGCATGAGCCGGTTATACTCGGACACCTGCGAGCCCACGAACCACTTGAATAGCTCGCCTGTCTGCCGGGCGTTATAACCGAGCTTATGGGCCTGCTCCTTAAAGCCGTTTACCAACTCGTCGCTTAACTTAAACCCTTCGGGTGCTTTGAGTTCCGTAAGTTCAGCGAGCTTATATTCCGCAGCCGTCTTTGGCCTGCCGAGGAAGTCGTATACTTTATTCCACCCCTCGACATCGTTCTCGTCTTTCGGGGCGACGATACCCTTCCTGCCTATGAGCTCCTGCGCGCCCAGATAGCTCTTTATGACGTTGCCAACGTCCATCTTTCCGTCCTTGATGAACGTCGTCATTGCCGGATTACTCACGACATCCGGGGATAAACCTGCCGCGTCTACAAAAATGCCTTCGCCTTCCATCTGACTGCCTTTCCGGGTCGGGAGTTGTCCTCTCGGACTTCCGATTTTCCGAACCCTTTGACTACTGGTTAGCCTCGGCCTGCAGGTTCTTAATCTGCTCTATGTCGAGGCTTATCATGGTCTTCATATAAAGGACATTTGCGCGCGTTCCTTCGTTAAAAACCGACGTGTAAATATCCCCGGGGATATACGCCGTCGACTTCACAAAGCACCTGCTTTCAAGGTCTTCGAGGACCTTTTTCCCCGCGTCGGTCGAGAAGCACTCCACATACGCCCTCTTGAGTTCCGCGATTTTATTGATCTGCTCGTCTGTCATTTGCCCTTTTCCTTTGTTATCGCCTGCGCCTCAGCCCCGGCCTTGGCTATCTGCACGCCCTTTTCGGCGGCGGCCATTTCCATCTCCTGCTGCTGCGCCGCGGCGCGCGCTTCGCGTATCTTCTTAACTTCCACGTCATCGCGGATTATCGTCGGAGAGACGTTATAGAACCTCGCCGATTCGTCGACCATCGCATCCCCGTTGAGCTTGTCGATTACAGAAGGGATAGACTTGCTTATTTCGCCGAGGGTAAGCATGAAGTTCGTGTTGTTCTTCATCTCCTCGCCCTTCTGCGCGCGAGCAAGCGGAGACGTATACTCTATTGAATACCCGCTGCGGATGAGCGCTTCGGGCACGGGCTTATTAAAATACCCGCCGCGAAGCATGATGTTGAAAGTTCTCTCGATGACCGGGTCAAGGAGTTCGTTCATGAGACGGCCGAGAACCGGTGCCAAGATAAGCATTTTCTCCTGGACGCGCTGCATCACTTCCGTCGCCGTCATGTTCGGATTCTCGGCGAGCATAAGGAATAAATCCACGAAGAAGTTGCGCCGGATTATATCCCTGCGCTCCTGCTCCATCTCCATACCGACGGGGATATTGCCCGCCTGATGTATCGGCTCTATCTTCGCGTTCGGGTCCATGCCCGATTTCAGGTTAAAATTCAGCGCAGCCGGGCCGAGCCTTATTGGAAGAACGAACCCGTCATGCGGAAGCTGTAAGGGCGGGTCGACTATCTTCTGCGCGGCACGTATGAGTGTATACGACATTTTATTGAGCATCTTGATATCCGGCAGCGATACCATCGCCGGGCTTGAGCCGTACTGCTCGCCGCTCTCTTTCGTGAACCTCGGGACAAAGAACGGGAACTCGTGGTAGCCGCCCTCTTTTATCAGGTGCTTGCCCGATATCTCGATATACGCTGAGGTAAAGGCCATATTCATTGCGTCGGATTTCGAGGAGTCGCGTATATAGCGCGGGGTTATCGCGTGGAGGAATTCGAATTTTTCGTTGAATTTCTCCCCGTCAATGGCGTCCTTTACTTTCTGCCCGGCGTTATCTCCCCACTCCGAATACGCCTGGAAAGCGGTAAAAAGAAACCTGCGGAAAAGCGTCTTTATCCGCTCCTTGCCGTCCTCTTCGACGTACACTTCCCCCAGCGAGCGGCAATAGAAGCGCACCACGTCCTCGATATCCTCTTCCTCGTAAAGACAGGATGTGCCGAAAACGACAAGGTCAAGGTAATTCTCGTGCACCTGCTGGGCGAAATTAGAGGAGTTCAGCACGTCATACATTCCGTCCTCGGAATCCCTGAGCCATTTGCTGATATTTCCGTCTTTCGCCAGTTTCACATCGCCCGCACGCAAGGCGAACCATTTCGAGGCCGGGTTCGTCAAGTATGAATGAAGCCCTGCGGCAAGTATCAGCGCGGCCTGTATGCCCGTAGAATCGTAAATATCCGTGTCGACCTTTTCCCCGAGAGTCTTTGTCCTTGTGATATACGCGCGTTTCGGCAGGCAGTATTTCGCGCATTCCTGCCAGTGGCTCTCAAGGGTTCCGCGGTCCACTTTGAGCCTGTCCGCGCGCCTGATTACGCTTTCGACATTTATGGCCATATAATCCCCTCGCGTTAGAACTTCTTGTAGATCGTAAGGTAAATCGCGTTTATGACCGCGTTCAGGACCCTGTCCTTCTTGTCCTTGAACTCGGTCTTACAGAAATCGAAGACTTCCTTGAACTTATCGTCCCCGTCGATGTCCTTCTTGCTGACCTCTATCATCTTCGCCTTGAGAGCCTCGAGCTCGTCCTTTGAGAACTGGTAGAATGCCAGAATAACAGCCTCCTGCACCTCGGCCATAAGGTTTACGAACCATTTCGGCGCCTCTATCTTGTATATCGCGTCGATTATCTTCTGGACGAACTTAACGCTTGATGTCATTTTTGCCATCGCTAATCCCCTTTCCTTTTTTCCTGAGGGTTCTTTACCCCCGCCTTGTAAAGCCGCCCCTTCCATTTCGTGAAGAGCTTCTCCATCTCGGCGACAAACGCCTCGGCATTCGCTATCCAGTTGACCGCCTCGTCCTTGCTGCGGTCCGTCTCGAAGATGTTGCACAGCCCTATGGCGAGCTTCGAGAGCTGTATGAGCACGGAAGCCACGAACTCCAGTATCAGCTCGATAACGCCTATTGCCAGGCCTGCGTTCTTAAAGGCCCATTTGACCGCCGGGAGCCCGGAAAGAAATCCCAAGACTATCCTGATTATCCACATGCTATGCCTCCTTCCTTTTTCGTATTACCGCCAGAAAGACGGCGAATGTTGCCGTGTATGCGAGCATGCCGGGAGTCAGTTCGCCTCCTATGGCGAGCGACAGGAGCACGAGCCCCACGATCGCCGGCATCATCTCTCGCCTATCTTCTGGATTATGTCGAACGTGTTCATTCTTACGAACCTGTGCGCCTGCTCGAGTTCATCTTTCGTCATATCCTTCTGCTCGACGAGGACGTTGCCCTTATATATTCCCGCTACGGAAATGTCGCTCTTGCGTATGCGGACGTTCTTATATTTCAGATATTCGTCAAAAGGCGCCTGCCCGTTTTCGTTGCTCATTTTACGAAAACTCCCTTTATCCAGGCTACGGCGAGGCCGAATATCCCGCCGATCACCGCGGCCTTGCCCTTTATACCCGATATCTCATTCTCTACCTTATTCAGGCGCTTGAACGTCTCTCCGCAGGGAAGGTCGTCAAGGCGTTTTTCTATGCTATCCAGTTTCCCTGCGACCCACCCCTCGAACCCGGTTAGCTTTGAAACGTCGAAGTCGGCGGCCATCTATTCCCCTTTCCCGGTTGCCCGTTCCAGTTTGTCGAGTCGCGCCTTTAAGTCATCTATCTCTTTTTGCTGTTCGTTTATAGCATTGATGAGCGTCGCAATTATCGGCCTGTCTTGTAATCCCAAATATCCGTCCTCATTGGCCATCACCGCTTCGGGTATATTCTTCTGAACATTCTGCGCGGAGAAACCCGCATAGGTATGCTCAGTTTCATAGCCGCTCTTTTCGTTCCACTTATAGAGTATTGGGCTTATCCCTTTGAGGTCTTCAAGCCCTCTTGTGAAATTTCCCTGAATATTTTTTAATCTCTCGTCAGAAGTAACAACGATATTACCAGAAGCGTCGGTGGTAACCGCACCTGCCCCGTAAGCGTTTAATTGAACGGTTTTTGTCCCACCAGAACCTTTCACGGTTAGTCCTACGTTGTATCCTGCGCCATCGTAAGTAGCGAGAAGAATACTCCCATAAGTGCTCAGCCTTGCTTCGCCCGAAGTTGCCCCATCTACATAAAAATATCTATCGCCACTTCTTGAACTTATTATTGAACCCGCCCACCCACCCGCTCCGCCCACCGTAATATTTCCAGTAATACCAGTAAGAGCAGGGGATGTAATTTGAGTCGTAAATGTAGGAGAGGTATCAAAAACTAACTTGCCTGTTCCCGTTGCCCCCGTAGATGTAATGCCTTCAAATGTTAAATGACCTATCCCAGTAATCGTTCCTTCTACTCGGAGGTTATTATCTCCCGCCCTTGTCATTGAGCCTACGGTGAGTCCGCCATCTATCTCTACACCCAACCCATAAGGGTCTAATACCAAATCTCCGTCGGAAACTATCTCTTGCGTTTTTAACGTGGTATTCGGGTAAAAATAACACATCTCGACAGCGGCACCGCCGACGGCGGCATAAAGCGGGCTTGTCGAGGTTGCCGCCATAAAGTTTACCCCTGACCACGCAGCAGTATTCGTGCCTTTCCAAAAGATATTGAAGTTCGTTCCATCGTTGGTCTGGGCAATTATGGGATATGTTCCCGCTGCCGCCGTTGAGATAGTAAACCCAAAATATGCCGTGCTTCCTATCTTCACGGTAGAGAAATTGGTAAGTCCTTGATTCATATCAAAGACTATCGAGGTCGCTACGTCGTCGGTAGTCTTATAAATCTGCCCTGTATCGTCGCCTCCGAATAATCGTATACCGCTGAAGAACGCTATCTTTAAACAATCTATATCAGTTATAATCGTTGAGAAATTATCTCCGTTATCAGTTGAACGAAGTATTCTCCAACCATCTCCCGTCGCCCCTGGATCTGACGTAGCATAGACATATCTGGTATATGGGTCAACCGCTACGTCGTGTATATGTTGACCTGCTCCGTCAAACTCTTTTGTCCAGTTCGCGCCGTTATCTATCGAACGCCATATCTCATCATAGTTGTTTCCTGCCATAGTATAGACACCAGCAAAGAGATACCCGTTTACGGTATCCTCGGAAAATCCCCAAATACCTGATTGTATACCACCGCCAAATCCCCCTACATCGCCCCAATTCTCGCCACCGTCAGTAGAACGCCTTAATTTCTCATAACCCCACGGCGACCAGTAAATATACCCGTTAGAGGCGACGAATACACACATCGGGCCTCTGGTAACGGAAGCAACGGTATCTTTTATCGTGCGTGTCTGCCCTTTATCGGTTGACTTATACAGACCATCGTCGTCAGCAATCCAAAGGTTTCCCGAAGCGTCTACGGCGATAGCGTTGTCTGTGGTAACGGGAAGTGAGAGTCTACCACTCGTATCTGTTGTCCCGCTTGCTACCCTCAACCCACACGCCATATCAAATAAATCTTCGTCCTCTTGCCACGTTATTACTCCGTCATTAGTTTCTCCATTAAAGGTAAGGGTATAGTCTACGCCTGCCTCGCCACTTCCTATTGTTGAATTACCATTAGCGGTAAAGCCACCGTTAGTATCTACTGTAAAGACATTCGCTTCATCGCTATCCCTGCCTACGAAGATATTGGTTGAGCCGTCATTGGTGGAGCCTTTGACGACTAACTTGGCGGTGGCGGGAGTGCCGTCAAAGTCTGATGTGCCTATGGAAGTAATGCCATCTCCAATTATAGTAAAATTATTGCCACTTCCAAGCGTTAAACGTGTTTCAGTATCAGATTGTCTTTTAAGTTGGAAAAAGCCTGTAGTATAGTCAGATTTCTCAAGTTCAATTTTGCCGTTTGGATATATTAAGAAGCCGTTGGAAGCTCCAACATAAATTGAATTATTGTTATCTATCGTCAGCAGTTCATTCCCTAATGATACAAAGGAGTATCTACCATTGGCAGGAGAGTATAAATAAGTAGTTGTTCCTCCGTTATTAAAGTATATCTTCCCCGCCCCTACATTCATATCTCCATTTATATCTAATGAATAACCCGGAGTTTTATTTATCCCCACCCTCTTATTCGTCGTATCAAACGTCACGAAATCCGTCCCGTCCGCTTGGGCGATATTCAGAGCTGTGGTGGAGTTGGCGGAAGGGCGAATATCCTGTCCTGCTAACATTGTGATATTG